ATTATTGGTGAACAGCGCGTCGAGGTTGTTATTGATGTCTGAACGGACTGTCTGCCCGTTGGCATTCCCGATGTCCTGATCAGCTTGTGCCATTAGCCTCGTCCATAACCGACGGCGTTCCAGCGGACCGTTTTGGCGATTCGCTGATCACTCGCATTGTAGACGGAGATGTCAAAGCTGGAACCGCTGGAATCATTCGTGATCTCGTAGTAGTTTGTGGTGTTGGTCGCGGCAAAGATAATCGCAATTGACGGTTTGACGTAAAACCGATTGCCCGTCCCAAAGTTGACGGTGGTGTCGCCTGGCGTGCCGGTTGTCACCTCTCCAGACAAGCTGCGATAAGGCATCAACGCTTTGACGCGCAGCTGGTCTACAGAGATTTGAGACTTATCGCTTTCATTCTCAAACTCTGCTTTCAACTCAAAAGCACGGCACTTGATTTCTGCATTGTTGAAATGCCGCCAGCTAGTCCAAGTGGGAGAACCTGAGGGGTCGTCATTAGTAGTCCGAACGTAGAGCTTCACGTCACCACTGTCTGGAGTGGGACCGTCGAAATCGTCGAGTTCGTCGATATTGACAAGAATGTCGTCAAATAAGTTTGTCCCAGGAAAATACGATCTTGCCCTCAAGGTGCTTTCGAGACGCAAACTTCCTACATGCGTCAGAGTGAAGGGATTTCCATTAAATTGATACTCACCAGAAACCTCTCGAACACTGCCGTTAGCAGCCAGCTCAAGCTCTTGATCTGAGGTGTCAACAGAAAGATTTGTTTTACTACCAGGGAAGGCTGGATCTTCTGTTGCCGATAGCGCAGACACTTCTTCCGCGCTTTCAAGCTCAGGCTTCGTGTATTCAATTAAGGCAAAATTATCACTTTCGCGACCGCCAGAATCCACAAACTTCATTGAGTACGTTCCAGATTTCAGGTCTGCATAAACCTCTGTTGCAGATCCTGCAATCTCCTCCGAGATGCTGGTTGAGTTGCCCCAAGTCACGCTAGAGGTGTTTGGTGAGTGACGCAGCCTGACGTGGCCGCCATTTCGCACGTCAAGGTCAAGAGACTGCCGCCAAGTCAACTTGGCCTGCCCATTGACCGGAATCATGTCGAAATTGATGTAATTAGCGTCATTAGCGTCTGTAATCAACTGCGGCCTGGCAGTTTTTCCTGCAATTTCAAAAGTATTTGTCGTGATCGTGCTGCCACGATTCAAATAATTTCTTGCCTGCACCTGCACCTGCAGATTTCCAGCCCTAATGTCACGGATCGTGATTGACGGTGATGCCGTGATCAGGGTCTCAAAGTTGTCGTCATCAACGCGATACTGAACACGGAACTCGCTGATGTTGACACGATCATGCTCCCAGCTGACTGACGCACCAACAAAAACGCCTTGGCCTGTTTCATAAAGGAACTCTTCGACCGCAATCGAACCAACAGCGTTAGGCGTAGCCGACAGATTGGTAATGTCTCGCGTCGTTAGCTCGTTGTCAGACTCAATCGCGTCGTAAATCGTGGCGTTGTAAGCAGCTGCACTAACGCCATAAACACCATCCTCAGACTCGGCAACGGAGATGATTCTGAACTGCTGGGACTGAATATCTGACGTTTGCACCAAAAAGACCGCACCAGCCGTAGGGGCTTGACTGAACGCAGATGTCACGTCAATTTTCGCCGTTCCATCTGTTTCGACGGAAATACCACCAGCGGGGATGCTGCGAGTTTCAGCGATGCCGCTTGGCAACATAACTGACACCTTTGGATCGTTGTCACTGGTCGCCACACTAGGACTGAGATTTGTGTTGCTATCAACAGTCAATTCAGTTGTCGTGGCGGAACGGATGCGACCACTGCGACGAACACCAGCCCGCACCGGATCAGCAATATCTACAACTTGCCCAGGGCGAAGAATGATTCCGCTTTCAATGCCAACAGCAAATTGAACCGTTTCAGTCAGATTCTGTTCTGACAAAAGCGCCCACTTACCAATCCTGTGCGCTTGACCTTGGCTGTAACAACCGACAGCCTTGATGTCCTTGTTAATAATCCCGTACTTGGCTACAGCATCATGATCTTCGACGTACTCGTATTCTGTGTCGCCTTGAGTGTCGTAGTTTTGATAAGCAACTGTTGCAACAGTGTGACGAGCTTTTTGAGACGTTCCAGAGTATGTGAACAGCCCATCGATCACATTTGACGGGCCAAGTGCATAACTTGAGTCAGTCGGTTTGTCTTGGTTGAGAACCAAAGAGCCTGCACCGTAATAAGCAATGCCTCTGAAAATAGCAGTCATTTCTTGGATGACGTTGTAAACCTCAGCGCGACTATTGATCAACATGTTGAGGCTAAATCGCGGCTCTTGACCGCCTTTGCCATCGTCTACAAGCTCGTTACAGTATTGGCTAATGGCAAAAAAGTCGTACTTGTCAAGCGTTGACTCAGGCACATTCGCCCCAAAGCGAGACGAAATCAGCAAATCGTAGAGGCACCACGCCGGGTCATTAGTCCATGTCGCAGCTTGGAATGTTCCGTCCCAAATGCCGGAATAAGTTATCCGCCCCAAGTGCGTGGTGGTGTCTACCGTTGCATTGCTTGGAATCTTGACCTTGATCCCACGAATTAAATACTTGCGGCTCGGAATACTACTAAACTCACGCGAGTCAAAACGCAGAGCGACAAGCGCAGAATTTGGGTAGCTGAACTTATCGTCAATAATCTCGGTGAAGCTTTGAAAAATAGTGGTGCTGGCTTTTTTCTGGCTTGTTTCGTCAGCACTAACGCGCACCATCTTGACTTGAACGTTAGTGCTGCTGCTCAGCGTGATCATGTAGTCACGCTGATAGCGGTTGCTGCTTTTGCCGCTAATGGTGTCTGTAACTACGTCGTTAAAACCGCCGCCATCGTATTGAATTTGAATTTTAATTTGAACAGAGTGGCCAACAATATCACCATCGTCTTCAATTTTTTGGAGAGCAGGAATCGTTAGCGTTACGCGAAGACGATCAACATCCGTGCCCAAAACGTTTCGGGTGACAGAAGTGCTGTTGGTTACTTCGACACCAACCGACCTTTCAACCTGCGTAGATCCAAACTCTCCAGGAATATGGGTCTGCGCTTGCGTGCCGTTGCGTGTAATAACCGTGTAACCAGAAAAATTGTTCGTGCCATCCGGATTTTGAACCGGCGTATTATCCAAGAAGATGCTTTTGTTGCCGTCGTCTAAACCTTGAATCTCACCTTCACTAACCAAGTCCAAAACATTGGCAAACTGAATCGACTGCAGAGTGTCGTCAGCTTCCGTGCCGCCACTGTTGTTGCCGCCGCCTTTACCGCCACCAGCACCTTGAATGTATTTGGTCTGTGTCATACCTGTTTCTGGTCAACGTCAAGGCCGCTGGACAGCACTGCCGAACCAACGAACACACGCCCATAGGCTATTGGCACGGGCATCCCTTGACGACTGGTATTGACGACGTTGGAAAAAGTAAATGACTCCAGCTGGACCGCTTCATCAAGAGCAGTGTTGGATGGCTGCGGCGAAATCACCTGTGCAATGCCTGAAAGCACTAAACCAATGCCAAGGTTGCCGCCAGCAGCGGCGAGCTGTGCAGCAAAAGTTGCCTTTGCTGCTCCTTCAGCCGCTACAGCTGCAAATTTACCTGCCGCAAACTGAGCACCAGGAACCAAGATTGCTGCAGTAAGCAACGTTGCTCCAAGCAAAAACTGACCAAAACCTCTGCCCGCACCAGCGACCACAGGCGTAATGCTAAAAACCTCTTTGTCGCTAAAAGGTAAAAGCAAAGGGGCGATGTTTTCAGTCGTTGCTTTTTCTTTGCTAACTGCTACGCGGTAGCCAATGCCGTCCTTTTCGCTATCAACCAGCCACTTTTCCAGCCCCGGAAAATTGACACACAACGCCTTGATCGCTTGCGCTGGTGTCGCTACATCAAACTGAAAACGGCATTGACCAAGCCGTTTACGCAAAGCGCCATAGACCTTAACGGTTTTCATGCCTCAAGGCGCAGGCAGTGCTCTTGCCATAGTAACCGCCATAAAGGTCACGGCTAGACAACCTGCCCTGCACATGATGCAGCACCTGCTGATCACCCATGTAGATCGCTGCGTGGTTTGGCAATGGCGAGACCAAATTCATCAAGATCAAATCACCAGGCTGCACTTCCTCCACCGGGATCTTGCGGAAGCCCTCTGCAGCAAAATTGTCCATATACAAGCTCTCCCCACGCTCCCAAAACTTGTCCTGACGGTGATAGTCCCGCAACTGGATACCGTATTCCCTTGCGTACCAATCGCGCACAAGCGTGTAGCAGTCCACCACTCCAAACGAAAACTCCCGCCCTACATACGGCAGCTCAAAACCTGCTGGCTCGCAGTAGCCCCATGCCTCAGTGTTTGGGTTGACGATGAACCACGGCAGCTCTGATTTCTCACAGGCCACCCGGTCAGCTGTGGACGGCTGCGGGTTAGTGATCGGATGGCTGTGAATGATCGCGACCACTTCGCCTTGATCTTCCACAGCATCCCAGCCGCTAAGGACAAAGTGCTCGTCAGGCGTTTCAGCGATGTTCTGGCACGGGAAGTATTTCCGCCGCCCTTTGACCACAGCAACCAAGCCGCAACATTCGCGCGGGGCCTCAGCCTTAGCGTGATCCAAAATCTCAGCCTTCATGGCTGCTGACAGCCGCATCACTTGGTCAGACCCGCTCCAGGGAATGAGCCAAACGGGAGTTCAGCGTTATCACCAAAACGGCACTTGCAGCTGGCAATCCTCTTGCCACATACATCTTCAGCGTCGGTCGTCACACCCTCGTTATTTACGTCAAAACGCCTGAAGTTAACTCCATCAATATCCTTGCCTGGCCCTGTTGAAGGGTTGTAGCCACATTCCGATGACTTGTAGATCCACTGACAGACGTTGGCGATAATTTGACGCCTGGGCAGTTTTTGACCGGCTAAGTCAAACTTGCTGGCCAGCTCAAACGTCACTGTGTCGCGTGACTCGCTCGCCTTACGGTCAATGAACCAACGCTCCTGCGGAAACTGAGCGTTAGGGTCAGGCACACCACTGGGGTTGCGGACCGTTTCTAGATTGAAAGTATCTCCGCCTTGAGTGGTCAACGTGTCGCCACCTTGTGCAATGGCAACATTTTCAAAGCGGAAATTGACATCATCAAGGTATTTTTTGAGCGTGCGGATACGCCTAACCTCCGCTCCACCAAGGTCATTGCCCGCTGTTGTGGCATTAACCAACGCCAGCAACACCGACATGGTGCTGTCGAGATTGCTGACCGTTAACGTCGGACGGGGCAAGGTGCCAGTGCTGGTGTGCTCAAAACCTTCCGCTTGCACTGGCAACCGCGTGTACTCGTTGCCGCCAAAAACTACGTTGACATCTTGGTTGCGATCATTGCGACTCATGCCCGCGTGCCAGCGGTAAACATCTGAACTACCATGCAAAGTGCTGTCTAGACGCAGCTCAAACAACTCGATGACCGCACTGGGCGCAAGTTTCAACAGCTCGTCGTAGACACTGCTAATCGCAGTCCAGACGCATGTTCCGTCAGTGACGGTACTGGCTATATCAGTGGGCCATGCTGGCTCTGAGCTGCCTGACGTTCCAGCAGTGGTGCAGCGAAACCATAAGCCCGTTCCATACGAACTCGTGGAACGACGAACGTCACCAACAGAAAACGCGGTGGTAGCGGTCCAGGGTGCAACTGCCATTACGGTTCAAACACTTCGCGGAACGTTGTCTGGATTGTGGCGCGGTTTACATACGGAATCGACTTGCTCCATGTCTCACAGACAAATTTTGAGCTTTCGCTTTCGCCTGGCGGTGTGAAATCGAATGGAGCGTTGTCGTCTGCGCGCGCATCCAAAAATGTTTCGATAGTGTCGGCGTCTGCCTCTGACACCTCAAACGTCAGGTTGTAAGTCTTGGGATTTTGATTAAGCCCAAAAGTTAAACGAGCTTCGTAGCCATCAGCAAATTGCACCCTGCGGATGCTTGGTGAGCTGCTCTTTTGCAGCCCATACGTTGGCGTGATTGAAGGGAAAGTAGCCATCAGCTTGCGAGAAGACCGCCAGGACGTTTTTGCTTCACCAGCTCTTGTTGCACAGCAATGCCGATTGCCTTGCCAAGTTGCGAAGCCTGATCAGCGTTGCCCTCAACAGACGAACCAGA